ATGTTTGATAACTATGTATGTAAAATTTACGTAAGTGATAACCTAAATTTTAATAATCCACTCGAAGCCACAGCATTTGGTTTTGATGATGGTGTATGTAATAAAATACTTACCGCAGGCCACGTTGTTACTGATGTTCTAGGCAAGATATATCCAGCTAGCAATACTGTAAGATTATACGTCAGATTTGAAAACCATAATGGGGTAGTAAACCCAATCCCCATCTTAGTTGATTTTATCCTCAAGGATTGTAATGACGCAAATAACTATACCAATAATATTCCTTTTGTTGATAGTGCAGAATTAGTATTAAATCAATCTACTATCCAGCCTATATCCAGTTTTTTTAAAAAAGGCTCCGTTATAGAAGGGAGTACAATCCTCGGTTTGGGCTTTCCTTTTGGTCAATCTCAACTTGCTCAAATTCAAGGTACAGCTGGGAAATATTTCAATATGATTTGTACTAAGCATTCAGGTGGGGGGTGTATTACATCTCGTCTATTGGTGAATCATAATAGTTTACCCGGATGCTCTGGTGGCCCCTATATTATAATTCATAATGAAGAGCCTTTTGTAATTGGTAGCTTAATTGGAATCATCGCGGGCTGTAATCCATTAGTCAATCCACATAATGCTATTCAATCAGCAAATGATTTTTAAGGAAGTGAATAGCCACCGATCCAGTATAGTTTAATCAAGGCTTATTTTAATAAGGCTCCAATTCAATTACGAAGCCTTTGGGATAAATGATAGTCAGCTTCAAAAAACATAAAGAATGTACCTTATCGTTAGTATTTACGAAGTCAATTAATTGAGGAAGGTACGTTCTTATCGATTTGCTATACCTTTCATAGAATGTCAATTGATATTTGGGCAAATGATATTGAAACGTCCGCTCTTCGCTCAAAGCAGACATACTTGCTTAAACCCCCTACTCACCTGAATCTTAAATACACCAAAAAACGTACAAATTTCATACCGTTTTGGGGAAGAGTTTTGGGGAGGTTTTGGGGAAGATTTTCAGTGGTAAAAAAAAGAACGGGAACCAATAAGCTCCCGTTAACTATTTCACTGTAAACTTAATTACATGTGTTTGATGATTGCGTCACCAAACTCTGAGCATTTCAGGAGTTTAGCGCCTTCCATCAGGCGTTCGAAATCGTAGGTGACGGTCTTGGCAGCGATTGCCCCTTCCATTCCTTTAACGATTAAGTCAGCGGCTTCAAACCAGCCCATGTGGCGCAGCATTAGATTGAAATCACTTTCTTAACCATATGATTTAAATAATAAAACATCATCAGAATTATTATCGGATACAAACAGTATTCTTTTTTTCAACCAATTGATTATTTTATATTTTATTTCGGTTTTGATAACTGGCACTTCAGCCAAAATGCTACACAGCTCTATCTGTCATTTGATTCAATACGTTTATTCAATGTCGCGCTATGATCAAAACAGCTCAAACAGTAGTAACAAATCTTTGCCCCTCTTATGCCTCATTAACTTTTCACCACCGGCAACTGATTAAAATTTGTTGTATATGCCGGTGACAACATTTCACGCTTCATCCTGTACCCGCTGTCGCTGCCTTTACCGGCAAACCACACACGGCCCAGTCCACTGTTATTTATCGTGTCGATAGTCTCCATCAGCTCATCGCTGTTTTTGAATGGCTGCCGGGTGGCGAACATATCGAACTGGGTGACGGCTGAATCCGTGAAATCTGACAGAATGATACCGGCCTTATAATACCGGTCCCCATCACACCAGATACTGTCCAGGGCTCTCATAGCCGCGTTAATGATATCCCGCGTGTCGCAGCTGGGATACTCGAGTGAAATATTAGCACTGTTCGCATAGTCCGGCCCGTTGGCGTGTCTGCTGGTCTGCACAAACAGCCCGATCATCCGGCAGCGTTGTTTTTCTTCCCGGAGTTTTTCCGCTGACCGTTCGGCATATTCACATACGGCCTTTCTCATGGTGACAATGTCTGTCACTTTGGTACCGAATGACCGGGAGCAGAGGATCTGTTGTTTCACCTTTCTGACTTCTTCCAGCTCGATACAGGGTTCCCCGTTCAGCTCCCGCAGTGTGCGCTCTGTGATAACACCAAAGGTTTTACGGATAGTCGCCGGTGCGGCGTTCGCCAAATCTAATGCCGTGCGGATCCCCATTGTATTCAGCCTAGCCGATATGCGCCGGCCAATCCCCCATACTTCACTGATCGGTATCAAAGCCAGCAATTTACGCTGGCGCAGCGGATCAGAAAGGTCGACTACCCCGCCGGTTTTTTTCCATGTTTTTGCTGCGTGGTTGGCGAGTTTTGCGAGTGTCTTTGTCGGTGCTATACCAACACCGACCGGAAGGTGTGTTTTCTGCAGAATGGCAGCCTGTATCTCACGGCCGTAATCTTCCAGGCTGAATGTCCTGGTCATGCCGGTAAAATCGAGAAAGGCTTCGTCGATAGAATAGATTTCTGTGGCGGGTGCGAAGGATGAGAGCAATGTCATCACACGGCTGCTCATATCGCCGTACAACGCATAATTTGAGCTGAATACTGCCACATTATTTTTGTGACAAAAGGCGCGGCATTCATAATACAGCGCCCCCATTTTGATGCCGAGGGCTTTTGCCTCTGCTGAACGGGCAATCACGCAGCCATCGTTATTACTCAGGACGATAACCGGCCTGCCTGTCAGGTCTGGCCGGAATACTCTTTCACAGCTGGTGTAAAAGCTGTTTACATCCACCAGCGCAAACATCACTGCGCTCGGTGGATGATATAGGTGACCACACCGAAAATCTGTAAATCCTGCTCACTACTGATTACGATAGGCTGATAATCCGGATTCATCGGGATCAGCATAGGTACCGGTGACAGTTGCAATTTTTTGACAGTAAACTCACCGTCAAAACTGGCAATCACAATATCCCCTTCCGCCGCAGTTACCGCACTGTCCACGATAACCACATCACCGTCAAAGATATTCGCATCTATCATCGAACTACCTTCAACCCTGAGTAAATAGGTACTTTCCGGGTGTCGGATCAGTTCACTGTTCAGGTTTATGCGCTCCTCGATATAGTCCGCCGCCGGTGACGGAAACCCAGCGGGGACATGCTCCAGGAAAAGAGGCAATGTCAGAATTGTATCATCGTTGATATTGATAAGTTTCATACTCAAAACCGATTAACTGTACATATATACAGTTAATGATAGAGAAGTTTGGCTGTCTCATCAATCTGATTTTTACTAATCTTTTGCGTCACGCGCATTACGCGTTGAAATAAAATCCGGCAGTCCGCTATGAGCGAAGAGAGGACATTGTTGTTTCGGTCATATAATAGCAATCGATCATTATTTAGATACCAAGATACCAAGATACCAAGATACCAGTAAATATTACGGTTTATGTGTCCGAAGGGGATAACAATTCAGCTTTTTCCTTGCAATTATTCGGAACAATGCCAAACCAGCTGGTCCAAGACAGGCCTACTAAGTGGGAAGTTTTAGCTCCTTTGCTAAAGCAGATTTCTTAACTCTTCCTTGAAATTTCGACCTTATGGCCTGATATGATTTGTAGCGATTGCATAACGCAGTCGTCCTCTGGAGAAAATAAAAATGACAGATTTTTACATTTCAGCAATCCGTATGGATAATAAAGGGCAGCATATCGAGTGGGTAAAAACCCATAAAAATATTGATAATAAATCTCTTGATAGTAAAGGTTCTGTTAACTCAAGAAAGTTTGTTGGTGAGTTGATCAGTTCCGGTAAAATTACCTTTAGAACCGTAATTTGGAACCAATCCACTAAGAAATGGGATATTGGCGCTGTCGTTGAAGTTATGGCCAGCGGGTATATTACGACTGACCCAAACAAAACTAAACTTGACAACTTGGGAAATTTGCCCTCGTTCTAATCTAATATGCAGCGTAAACCATTCCAAAACCGCCTTACAACGGCGGTTTTTCGCTCACATTTTTAACATGCGCATCAATTATTAACGCAAAGTCCGTTCCTGGCACAGAGTGGCCTGCCAGGGTTACCGCGCTACACATCCACCAGCGCGGCTTTGTTTTATTCCACTGAGTCCCTGGCCTGCTCTGCTGCTTCCTTCGCCTCACGCTCTGCCTCCTCACGTTCCATCTGTTCAGCCAGTTCGCGCTGTTTCATATTCCAGACGGAACCCTGCGGCATTTCGACACGCACATCGAGGCGGGTTGATTCCGGCAGATCACACGGTTCGCCGTCCTGATAGAAAACACGCTCACCTTCCGGGGTGACCTCTTTCAGCCGCCAGTTCTGGAAACGTTCCGGCAAATGCGCATGCTGACGGTGGCAGGTTTCGATGATAATACTGCCATCTTTCTGTACGCGGTCATCGACATAAACCAGCTCAAGGCCGTTATTGTCTTTCGGTACGGAAATTCCACCGTTTACACCCCATGCGCCATCTGAGTTATAACCAAGAATGCCGGTAATGTGATATTGGCCGGTGCCGGTACGGCGGACTTCCGCGCCTTCGGATTCGTCGTTGGTTTCATAATGGCCATCAGGGTAAATCTGAACGATTGGCGACGATTTTTTATAATATCCACTGCCGTCTACGATATACATATTGGATGTCAGGGCAACGACATCCTCTATCGCCCCACCATTGTTACGTCTGATAGCGAGATAACTCCCTCCGCCATAGTTCGGAATAATCAGATGATGCGAAATATTATTGGAATACCGTGTAACCAGTGCGGTACCAAATCCCACAACAGTCTGGGGAATATTTGAGGAGGGATTTCCGTACCAGTACTGACCGGTTGGCGTAACGAAACTATTAAAATCTGTAATTCCTTTACCCCCCGCCTCAGAACCGATACCAAACCCTGTACTGTATTTCACATATGTCTGAGTAGCCAGCGCACCTGAGTCATACGGTATAGTAATAACGTGCTGGTTTTCTCCTGATGCATTTCTGTATGCAAACGTCAGCATCGATACACTACCGGCATGCGGATTAGTTTCTATCAGTACATATCGGCCATCACCTTTTACCAGATTAATACCGGTGTAATCCCCCGGACTTTTTACTTCTAATTCCCGGAAATGGGCTTTTGCATTCCCGTCCACCTTCCAGTTCTGATGAGGACCGAGGTTTCCGCCTATATCCCCGTTATCATTAACATAAATCCCTCTCGTTTTGGCCGGTGACTGAATCTGTGTCAGCTCCCCGCTTGTCAGGAGCATATTGTTAACCCATTCCCGCGAAGCCAGCCCTTTTAAATCCTCCAGCGTCACTTTCTGGCCATTCGGCAGCTCAATTTCCACCTGACCGGTATCTGTCATCCACTGCTGCATGGCCCGGAGAAAATACACAATATAGCCCTGATTGGCTGACATGGTGCGGGCTGCATCCGAAATGGTGTCCGGTACCGTAGTGGCGATAGAGTATTTCGCGCCACTGAGCGTTACCGGAGCATTGAATGACAACACCAGTTCGGTATCACTGTTTACCGCGCGGATCATCATGCTGACTGGTGCTGTGCCGTTCTCGATGCTGATAAGCTGCCCGGGTGCCACACCGTAAATGTTCTTTTTCCACTGTGTACCGGTGCCGGCCACAATCGGTGAACCGGCTTTAATGGCTATGGTGCCGTCTGTGTAAATCATGGGGTTTCCTTAAATTTCAGACGAAAAAAAACCGCCGGGGCGGTTATTTGAGATTATTCGTAAATGGCGCTGTCTATGTACGGAATATCACCGGTATACCCCCATGCGCCGGAGCCACCGCCCCTGCCTACGATCAGCCATAATTGTTCTGTTCTGCCGTTCATGGCAGAAGCAGTCATGTGAAATTTCACCAAAAAATCACGGTCGATTGAAGGTACGTACAGTGAGGCATGACCCAGTGAGCGCATCATTACCGCACAGGTCGCTGTTTTTAACGTGTGTGGGCTGCCGGGGTTTGACGGGATATATCCGGCTATTTGCAGAGGTTTTTGCCAGCCACACCAGCTGACTTTCCCGTTTTCATCATAAAATCGCGCGCCCCATTTCTGAGATCCGTCTTTACGCTCTACCCACCATCCGGGCATAAAGACATAGACAACAGATTTATTACCGGATGCTGTGATCACATGATTATGAGCATTATTCTGATTATAGTAATTCCCGACAGATAACTCACCGAGCGGAATATTACTGACTTGCGGATCACGGTGTATATAGGAGCTGATAACAAAAAATAATGGCTGTGGGTCTGCGCTAACCGATATCCCTGTATCTGTTTTTGTTTCTCCGGCCGCTCCCGCTCCGACATTATATTTCGCATAGAAAACATAACATTCACCATTCGGGGTAAACATAGTTTTGCCGGTTTCATCGCGTACCGAAAAACCGAATGTCATATTGCCCCCAGAGAAAACACAATCATCACCTTCAGCGGCGACTGAATTGCAGACCACGTTACCGTGTTCCCGGATACCGTCATATTAAAAGCACCCCATATCCCCGTTGTGGGGAATGCATATAACTTACTCCCTGGTGGCATTTCATAGGTTTTGGAGCCACTGCCGGTTATTGTCAGTATTGGTTGTACAAAATTGGATACCATGTGCACGGTATCGCGCCCCAGGTCATCAAAAGCCCTTATTCCGAATGCCGACATTCCATTCCCTCCAGTACTTTTTCCGGGATCCAGCCACCGGAGAATTTAACCCCGTTCAGGCCGGATTGTTTATACCAGATGGTGTTCTGGTGCCGTTTGTTATCATTTTTCTTTTTTACCAGGTGCAGTTTGTGAACCGGGTTCGGGAAGGTGGCCTCCCGGTACCACGCTACGCAATCCACATCCGTAATCACCGGCGTACTGACTGCGCATCCGGCGGCAGACAAGACAACCACAGATAAAATAAGCGATTTATATTTCATGATACTCACCCTGTTAATCTTCCGATTTCGACCCGCAGGCGACCTTTTTCATCCCACACGCGGATTTGGTCATTCTTAATTTCCATTCGGCCACCAGAAGCATCCGACCCATTTATTTCTGTTTTTCCGGTTTTCGCATCAATCAGGAATCCGGCTTTACCCGGCACATAGTTCTCCGACTGCATTTTGTCAGTGACGACCACTTCATTAAGCCAGGCCTGATTAATGAACGCCTCACGCATAAAGATCTGTCCGCCCTCCATGTACATAAACAGATCCATGGATTTGCTGGACGGGTTATAAAATGCGAACTTCTGCGCGTTAAAGCCGATAAGCGTGTTCACCTCCCCGCCTTTCAGCTCTGCCCCGATAACCATACCGGCGGAATAATCCTCACCGTTGTAACGGATCCGGACTTTCATATCGTGGACCACCGATGCCTGACCAGATGCCATATCCCACTGTGCACGGATGGAGTTCTGCGCCAGCGCCAGACCGTCTTCAGCTTTAACCTGTACCGCATCCAGTTTCTCTGCAAGTGCAGTTGTTTCAGTGACCGTGTAGTTGCGGACTTCGATAATTTCTGCTTTCATCGTGCCGGTTTCACGCTGCCAGTATCCCCACTGGCCGTAGGCGTTATTGGCGTTGTTGATGATGGCTTCGAAGTTGTCATCAGCCTGCGACTGCAGGTCTTTGATGATTTGAGAGTCGCCCAACCCGGCGGCCACTTCATCAATAATGGTTGATGCATCGAACTCGGCCACGCCGCGCACAAACTCAGTCCAGGGGGACTGATTGCCGGTTTTATCTACCAGGCGGGCGCGGAAATAAAACGCGGTACCGGCGGCCAGACCGGCCAGTTCGTGGGAGCGGGACGGGTACGGCACATCAGCCAGCAGTAACAGGTTCTGGCCATCGTTGGTTTTGCTGTACTGAATTTCAGTTTTCAGGGTATCTTCCGTGAATTTCCCGAACTCCCAGTTCAGTTTGATCCCGAATACCAGCGTGAACGCTCGGAAGTTCAGCGGCATCGGCGGATCACCCACCTTGCCGGTCAGCCGGGTTTCCTCTGAATACCCCCAGCCGCTGGAGATTTCCGCTGCATTTATCGCCCTGACCCGCACCAGATAGCGGCCTGAATAGACCCCGGGCACGTCAAATGAAGTGGTGGCATTACGCGGCACATTGATCCAGTTACCGTCATCACGCCGCCACTGCGCCTCATAGGCAATGGCATTCTCTGCCGGTGACCAGGTTACCTGCATGGTTTCAATGCTGATCCCCTGATTCACAACAGAGTAAGAGCTGATAGTGATACCCTTCGGCGGGAACTGGTTGCCGGGCGGAATAACACTGATTGGCCGTTCATCAAGCACCGCGCCGGTGTCTATCCGGTCGTATTTGTCCGGATCATGCATGGCCGCCGATATCGTGAACGTGCCGTCATCATTTTCAGTCACGCTCACCACCCGGTACTGCTGGGCGTACAGCTCATCTGATTCCGTCACCCAGACACATTCCGGCTCCGGCGTTTCACTGTATTCCGTGGTAACGGTTATAACGTTATCCGTGACCATCTGGATGGTGCGGGCCTGTGATTTACCGGACGGAAGATTCAGCATCAGCCTGTCACCAGGCGCGGCATCCGGTTTGCGGTCGAGGGTGATACTCCGGCCATTCACCGCACTGACGCGGCCGCCGGTGACTTTCCCGGACAGGTTTTCATCCGCCACTGCAATGATGTACCCCGGCTGCGGGATATTACCGTCCAGCCCCACACCGAATGTCACCACCCGGTCTTTGTTGTTGGTCAGAATCCCCCAGCGGCCTTTGCGGTTGGCCTCAGATTGCCGTGTGCAGCCGATCGCCGTCATTTCCAGCTGATTAAAGCCGAACCGGTAAACCAGTTCATTTTCAAACACCGGCTCCATCGCATCGGCATAACCGTTCAGAGGATCCGAGTACGACACCAGTGCGGAGGAATAGCGGGCTTTACTGCTGCTGCCGGAATAGGTGAACCTCCCGTCGAGTACGTTGGCTTTGGTGTAGCTGTAATCAATATCCCGCGGCATATCCGCCAGGGTGATAATCTGATTGCCGCCCCAGTAGGTCATGCCCCGGAAGATGGCGGCAAAGTCACGCAGTACGGTATAGGCTTCGTTGCGATCCTGCACATACACATCACAGATATAGCGTGGCTCAGTACCACTGCCGCCCTTACCGTCCGGTACCGGCTGGTCACAATACTGCGCAACACGGTACAGTTCCCATTTATCGATATTCTGCATTTTGATGCGGTCGCCGAGGCCGAAGCGATCGGAAACCACAATATCGTAAAATATCCAGGCGGGGTTATTGGTCCATGCCCACTTAAACGAACCGTCCCAGGTACCGGAATACGTCCGGTGCTCCGGGTCATAGTTTGACGGTACACGGATAATACGCATCTTCGGCTCACAGGTGACCTGCGGGATCGAGCCGTTAAACTGTTTTGAGTCAAACTCGATATACAACAGCGCGGTGTGCGGATAGGTCAGTTTGGCATCGATCACCTCGGTGTAGCTCTGTAACACCATGGTGTCGCCTATTTTGGCGCTGTTGGCATCTGCAGTGATTTTTCGCACCCGCAGTGTCCAGGATGTGGCTGACTGCGGCAGATCAATACGATGAGTCCGCTCATAACCTGAGGTGGTTTTACCCTTAACCCGGCCGTCCACAACAGTTTCCCAACTGCCGCCGTCAGTCTGCAGATCAATAGCGTATTTCACCTCGTTGCCGACCATATCCCCGTTATCCTCCTGGCGGAACAGGGACGGCCATTTCAGGCGAACACGGACAGCGGACAGCTGCGGATTAGTGAATGCGTGTGCCCACGGCGTATTACTTTGTACCGTGGTGCCGATGGTGATTTCATTTTCTGCCGCCGGCATCCCCTGAATATAGGTTTGTGCCTGGCTACCGGGGCGGTATTCCCATACCACGCCGGGGAAGTTTTCAGAACCGTCAGCATTCAGCAGCGGCGTACCGTCCAGAAAAATAGCCTTCCCGGTCAACTCACCGGCAAATTCACCTTCACCGAGGGCGATCAGTAATTTTGCTTTGGCAACGGACTGTAGATCGTCCGGCTGTTCGACGGGCGTGCGCGGGCTGCCACCGCCGCCTTTGCGGCCTGTGATTTGTGTCATTATGGATTTCCTGCTGAAAAACGGAGAAAGGATTACTGCTGATCTTCGACGTAAATACCGGCGGAAATAACAGCCCCGCCGATGCGGCGTTTACCGTAACCGATCGGTACCGGATAACCCTGAGAAACAGTGTTCGTTGGGGCACCGAACGCATAGGACGGTTTATTTTCGCCCTGGTCTTTCATGGCGATCCCGTTTGGTTGCGGGGACAACATCTGCATAACGCCGCCCAGCATCATCGCCGCACCGGTTGTGGCCATAAAGCCAGCCATACCACCAGCGCTAAAGGCTGCGATTATGCCGCCGGGAGCCATAAGCCCTGCAGCGGCCACCAGCACCGCACCAAAAATGGTCTGAAATAACCCGTCTCGCTTGCTGCCGATCACGACAGGCACAATCCGGATAACATCATCAGTCACCGGAAAACTTAGGTCGTCCACTCCGATATTCTTTTTCCCGCGAAATACCGCGTACGTTAAGCCGCGAGACTTACTGGTGTTCAGATAGCGTTCAAACCCGGGAATTGTGCAGCATAAAGCACGAACGGCTTCCGAGGTTGTACAGATCAAACGCTGGTGGGTTTTACCAAACGTTTTGCCGAGAATTCCGCCGAGTTCGATTTGTGTCATTACTTCTGTCATGGCTTATTTCCTTTTAGTGATGAACCTTGCGCCCGGGAGTAACCATAACCAGACCACTACCGGTCTTCCTCAAGGCTCATACTGAAAGATTCTTTGGTATTTGCGCTGGGCGTGGCCCGATGAAATTAAGGTATAAAAAAACCCGCCGTAGCGGGTATTGTGAATTAATCTAACGTTGTTGGTCTTACATCTGTATTGCCACTTTGGTCAGTAAATATTCGGTAATATTTAACATCTCCAGCATTTATTCTGAAATCACGTTCCTGCCTTTTTTCTCCGGAAGAGCAAAGTCCCCGTCCCATGAATGCTGTGCCAATAATATGCTCGCCTTCTTTTACATTAAAAACTACCTTTTCTGATGTGTCTAAATCAGCAACAGGTTTACCATCTATAAATAAAGTGACAAAACACATACTACTGATAGCACCTGAATCACGGATAACGGTTATTTCACCCGTTTTATCTTCATTGCTATTCAAGAGAAAAACTCGCTCCGGGGGGACTGATCGTGCAACTCCGGGGTCAACGGCGGAAGTCGAGCACCCAGAAATTACAGCGGCAATAATTGGTATTAATATCATTTTTTTCATTTGAACAATTCCTGTTACCTACATGATTTTACAGCATTTACTCATGGGTCGTTAACCTCTTTCGCTGCTACGCAAACAGTTGCCGAAGTACCACCATTGGGCTTGTCATTAATAGTTACCGCCGAAAGCGTGCTAAAAATCTCGTCAGAAGATACTAATTTATAACCTGTCTTTTTTGGTATTGAGCTACTTGATGATCTTAACTCAACTCACTTTTGAGCAAGACAGCGATTAACCTGCTTCGCATTCTTTGTTGTCTCATGCTGTATATTGGTTTTTGTGACTCAAGGGATGATGTTGAGCAGGCAGAAACTGCCGCAGTCATCATTAAAACCAGTGTGATTCTTATCATAGTTACACCCGTAAAAATAAGCATAAGGGTAAACATCATTGGCTATGTTGTCATGAATATTTTATATCTCAGTACCATAACTGTGCGATCACGCCAATAACCGCCATACGGTACCCGCTGGCTCAGGTGACCGTATAAGTGATGCAGGAGCATGTTATCAGGCAGCAGAATACCGGCATGATTGGCGACCGGTGCCTGCACCTGCATCACGATGACATCACCGGGCTGCGGATCGTCAACCTGAATAAACCCCGCTTCCCGCCAGTTATCGGCGTAACGGTTCTCACCCTGCTCCCACCAGGGATAATCCACCCGGTAATCCGGCAGCTCAATGCCGTGTTCCTGCCGGAACCAACTCATCACCAGCCCCCAGCAGTCCGTAAACCCGAGCACAAACGGTCGACCAAGTAATGGCAGCTCGCCGCGCGGCTGAACAGTCCGCAGATCCCCCTCCGGCCAGCTGACGATGTACCACGGCACGCCAAGGGCATCACACTGTGCTTTATCCAGTTCTGACGGCTGAGTGGTGGCATCCGGGTGACTGTGCACAATACCGGTCACCGTACCCCAATCCTCAGCAGCGGCGTAATCCTCCGGTGATAATACGAAGTGCTCTTCCGGCGTGGCCGCGACATTGCGGCAGGGAAAGTATTTCACCACCCGGGATTTTTGCGCGATCACCCCGCAGCATTCGCGAGGATACTCACGTTCAGCATGTGCAAAAATGGCTGCCTGGATATTTTTGCGCATCCCTATTTCCTCAGTAGTGATGTTCCCGGAAAGCCGCCGAACGGGATCGGATTATTTTTCCCGAAACGGGGGAAGCAACCGGTATTCAGCATACCGCTGCACTGATCCTGTGCCGGATCATCCACACGGTTGCCGTACTTATCGAAATACCCGTTCTGCTCGGCATAATCACAACCGTCACCGGATTTGTATTTGCCACGTATGCACCAGGTACACATTGCATGCAGTTGCCGCGTCGGGATCAACACTCCCTGCAAATCCATCGGACTGGCTAAATCAAACTCGATAACCTCATTGGTTTCCGAGGATTTGCTGTCGATATAAAAGACCGAGACTTTTTCCTGGGTAGGATCTGCCGACGGGTTACCATCCGGAAAGTTTGCTGCGTCCAGATAATGCGCCAGGGTATCGTGTATCGTGACTTTCGCTTTCAGCATGTCATCGTATGCCAGACACAGCGCAGTGACTGAACCATCGAGGTTTGCCACTGATAACTTCGGCTGCGCGCCGGATCCGGTAGTCGATGCCTCTATCCCGTCAATCAGCACCGGCCAGGCCCGATACTCCTCTCCCTGCCACCAGATGGATTTCACCGGTAATTTTTCCGGCTCACCCCCGGCGGCAGTAATTTCTGCCTCTGTATGTGGGATGTTGTATGCATGGAACCGCAAAATATCCGGCGCACCGAATGCGGTACCGTCAACCTCAAAAAGCCGGACGGCATTACCCGGTTCCAGCTTCTGGTAGTCATTTGTAATCATGGTTTAAATGCCTGGGTAAAAGTGAGAGAAAGTGAATAGTTATCACCACCGAGCGGGGTGAGCTTATGCTCGTCGCACCGGTACAGACCGACCGGCTCAAGCGGGGGTTTCCACTGAAAAGCCTTTATACCGCCGTGACGGTCGATAAACTGACGGATAGCTGCGATATACTCCCCGCTACCGGTAAATTCCAGCGACCACTTCTGGCTGCGGGCGTTAATACCGTCACCGGACACCTGCTCGTAACCATCACCGAACTTCGCCCTGCGGGTTTTATAGGTGATGTCCTCCGTGGGATTAACACGGGGACACCAGGTGAAAATTTCAATCATTGACGGACCCCTTTCGCAACCGACCAGATGGCACCGCCGGGCCGCAGATCTGTATTAATCAGCGCCCGGTAACGCTGGTCTACATACTGCCCAATCTCCCGGCCAAACTGTTCATAACCAGCTGACGACTGCGTCTGGCTGCTGCCGTTACTGTCAATGGTAATAAACACCTGTGGTGCTGCAGAACCGGTATTCTGATTTCTGCCGATCGCCCGGACACCGAGAGAGCCATCCGCCGCCCGTGTTAACGGCATAATCGCTTCCGGTCCGGCCTCACCCATCAGCCCGGCACCTTTGGCAAACGCAAAATAAGTCGGGGTGCTGACTATCTGATTACTGTACGCACTCAGGCCAGGGGAGTCATAAACTCCGCCTTTGGCATTTGCCGCGGCACCTCCCAGGAAGTTACCGACAGCACCAATCCAGCCACCGGCATCTGACATGGATTTCAGGCTGTTCACGATGGCAGCGTTGACCAGTATTTTCTGGATGGATTTAAGGACATCTATTGACCAGTCGCGCCAGCTGGCTTTATTTCCGTTCAGCATGTCAGTGATGTTATTCACCATACCGCCCATGGCGCTCTGCACTGCTGATGCGGTTTGCTCCGCATAATCTCCGGCCTCAGCAACCCAGTCTTCCATCCCCCGGGTAACCCCGCTGGTCCAGTCAGACTGAACCTCCTTTATTTTCTGATATTTCAGGTTGAGTGCGTCAATCTCCCGGTTATAAGCTTCGGTCGCACTTTTTCCCTGATCAGATTTGGCATAAACACGATCAATCTGCTGACGCTCTTCATACAAACTGCGCCGGTTTTCGCCCATCCCACGGGTTTTATCGATTTGTTCCGCTTCATCACTGAATTTCCGGGCGCCGTCACGCATCGCTTTCAGCGCATCATCCATTTCACGCTGCTTTCTGACCGCCTCGTCGGCCTTTTGTGTCCACTCCGCCAGGGCAACAGAGGATGCGCGGATCGCTTTTCGCTGCTCATCCGTCCATTTGGTACCGGCCTCATGCGCAGCCGCATACAGCTCTGCGGCTTTTTCCCCCTGCGTGGCCCTGACTTTCTGAACCTCCGTGGCCACACTCAGATCCGCCATTTTGCGGGCATACTGCTCCGCCTGACGTTCCGCTTCTTTCTGCTCTTTATTGAAAGCACTCTGGGCGCTTTTACCCGCTTTCAGTTCCTTACTCAGCTTTTCCTGATTCCGGTAGGCTGCCACCTGATTATCAATGTATTTCTGCCGGTTATCGGCAAATTCGGGTTTATTCAGCAAACCGATATCATCTGCGGCAAACTCAGCCTGCCGGATAACACGGGCTTCCCCGGTCAGTGCGGACAGTTCTTTGTCCCGCTCTGATTTCTGAATGAAATCCTGCTGTTTTTCGCTGAGAGGCGCTGCCGGGATACGCATCGGGCTGTTAACCAGAGCCAGACGGTTAGTCAGGATCTGATTTCCGGCAGACATTATCCGGTTAAATTCGCTATGCTCCGCATTCACCATCAGTAATGAATGACGCATATTATTCTGGGCAGCAGACTGCTGACGAATAAGAAAATCACGCTGACTTTCGACCGCCTTCAGTGCTGACTGAATCTCTTCCGATTTTTTGCTCAGCTCATTGAGCCTGCTCTGTTCAACAGAAAGTTCATCCTGCGCAGCCGCCAGGGATTTAACCGCATCCTCCTGACTGATCAGATGATTAATCAGATAGCCGTTGATACTTGGTCCCGGTGAGGCCAGCATCTGCTGATACCCGGCTATCTCTGATTTTAATCCCTCGACTTTCTGACGCTGCTCATCAACCAGTTTATTTTGTGCAGCCAGGGCTTCTTTGGTTTTTCCCGCATTATCTGACGTTTCCGGCAGCGTCATTTTGTTCAGATTTGCCAGAACCTGCTCGATAGCTCCGGCATATTCAAGCGCCGATTGTCTCGCCTGCTCCTGCTTCTGGTACATCGTGTACCAGGCACCGGCCCCCAGCATCACCAGTCCGGGTATCCCGCCGATAAGGCCGAGCGCCCCGCCCAGGAGACGGGTGCCGACAGACGTGACATTGTTCAGGTTATTCTGGGCAATATTGCGGGCATTCACGTTACGGGCAACGGAGGCCTGAGCGGCAGCCAGCCGCTTTTCTGCGGCAGCCTGTGCATCCGTGCCACGTGATGCGGTGAGTGCCTGCTGTGCCCGGTACTCTGCCGCACGCGCTCTGGCAACCGCAATTTGTGCCCCGCGCAGCTGAGCCTGTGCAAGAGCGACCTCGCCTTTTGCGGCACTGGCCACCCCGATGGTTGCTTTGGTCACACTGGCGGTCAGCCCGCCGAAATACCGCGCAAGGCCAACCCCGACCAGCGCACCGGCAACAGTGGCGATGGTGTCTATATTTCCTGCAATGCCATTCAGTGCACCGGTCAGTGTGCTGGTTGCGCCCGATGCCTCATTAGCCCCGCCTACCCACGCCATAAAGGCGTTTTCTACCTTTTGCGAAGCCATACTGACGGTCTGCGGTAACTGCTCAAATTCTTTTCTGAGTTGCTCCGTATTTGTCAGGATCGGAACGATTTTATCCGTGGTCAGCTGCCCGCTCTGTGCCATATCGCGCAGCCCGCCGATGGTGGTCCCCATCCCGTCCGCCAGCAGTTTTGCCAGTCGTCCGCCGTTCTCCATCACCGCGTTAAATTCTTCACCGCGCAGGACACCGGATCCGAGAGCCTGACTCAGCTGTGTTATAACAGAGCTGGCTTCTTCAGTGCTTGCACCGGACAGCTTCAGTGAAGTTGCGATGGTTTCAGTGACTTTTGCCACATCCCCCGAGGCATAACCCACATCACGCATCGACTGTGCAATACGGGCATACAGGTTGGTATTTGCCGCCAGTGACGTGCCGGTACGCTGGCTCAGTGACATCAGTTCCTGCTGAGCACGGCTGAAATCCTCCGCAGACACAGAGGCCAGTTTCAGACGGCCGCTTAACTGACTCCAGGTATCGGCATAACTGATAAGCTGCTGCGTGGCAAAAGCACCGGCCATGGCCCCCATGACACCGGTTACCGTGGATTTTATTGATGAAAGCTCATTATTCAGTTCACTGATTGCCCGTTTCGTTTCGCGTGATGCCGATGCTGCTTTGCGCCCGCCCTGCTCCAGCGTCCGGTAATAATTCTCCCCCATCCGTGAGGCGCGCGCTATTTCAGCCTGAAACGAGGAGGAATTTGCCGATATTTTAATAATAAGCTCACGAAGCTTTGCCATTACGTCCTCTGCTATGTCAGTACAATCAGCTTTCAGATACCGATTTCAGAAAACCCTCCAGCCCGTCACCTGCCTCACCGCTATCCGTTTTTCCCCATTGCAGCATCGCATCATTCAGGCTGAGTTTGCCGCCCTGTGCGCCGTACAGCGATGAGACAATATGGGCCGTCTGTATGTCACTGCGGATGTCCCCGATCGGACTGAGGCGGTCAAAGGCCATCCACATGGTCAGCTCACCGGCGCTCATCGTTCTGGTCAGTTCATCCACTGTGCGCCCCATCCGGAGCGCCAGTGTCATCAGAAAAAACATCCCGGGCTGTGCTACTTTTTTTCCGCTTCATCCGGCGTGGTCATCAGGTCAAGCGCCTGTTTCAGTAAGCGGGCATGAACCGGCCCGTAAACAGCCATCACCGTTTCCGTGTCGTCATCACGGAACACCCGCTCTTTATCTTCATCCAGCAGCACATCAGAAAACATCACCACATCTGCACGCAGATTGCGCTGCGCCTGTTCTGCCTCTGACAATTTTTCATCACCGTCTGCGCCGGTATTCATCAGCTCACGCCATCTGAGCCAGGCTGCCGAAGACGGTTCCCGCAGAATAACGGTGACTCCGTTCCATTCAGGTACCTTCACCATCTTTGAACGGAAGGCGTTTTTTGGACTGAGTGCCAGTTCTTTTAATGACAGTTTCGGATTCGCCACGGCTTACTCCCTCTTTCCCGGCTCAGTTACCGCCCCGTTTTTCAGCGGAACAGGCTTACCTTTCATACGCAGCGTGAAAGACGCGGTGACCAGCCCGCTGGTTGCCGCACTCCAGCTGTTCTGACGGACTTCAGCCAGGAAGGCATAACCATTACCTGACGGAAACTCCACTTTGAACGCATGAATAGTGTCTTTGTCATAGGCAGTACGCAAAACATTCTGACCTTCATCCGGTGACCAGTTACCGGAGATCGTGATTTCCCCCGGAGAGGCCAGCCCGTTGGTCATTTCCTGCTCCGTTGAGCACAGGGTTGTGACATCAATATCCGACTTCTGCCCACCGGTATAACTGATCTCTTTGGCCGCACAGGCCAGCGGCAGAAATTCTGCGGATGCGGGGTTCACTTCTGTTGCAGGCAGCTTTGAAATACTGATTTTCGTGCCCTGCGTTTTTTCATATTTGCTCGGCATGATTATTTTCCTGTAAGCATAAAAAAAGCTGCCGCAGCAGCTTGTTGTTCAAGATTACGTTATTGCCAGACCTGACACTCCAGCGTGGCCCGGAAAAGCGAGGTATCCGCTTCATAGCCCTGCTTTTCTGTGAACTCTGCCGGTGAAAGCGGAGAAACAGCAGCAACAGACAGTTCACGGATCCGGCGGGCTTCATCGATGGTTTTTGCATACACATCAATCTGGATATTGGTCATTGTCTCAGCACGACCGCACAGCACATCTCCGCCGGTATCATAAAGTGAAAAAACACACCACGGCGGCTGAATTTTGGGTTCATCCTGCGGAGCCACATACGGAAAAACCCTGCCCGGCAGCACCGGGTCAAGCAAAGAAAACAAATCAGATTCTTTCATCCGCTCAGCACCTTATCGATAGCCTGACTGAGTTTGCTCAGCGCCAGATCCGCTGCCTCATCCGCTTTACCGTCAAATGCCGGACGGATAAACGGTTGTGGTGCCATTTTGGATGTGCCGTTTTCCAGAAAACGCCAGTAAAACGCATTACGTGGATCGTCCGTTTTCAGTGTATTGTCGCTGTTGGTTCCGGCGGCATTGGTTCCCCGGATGTACACACCGGAGACAACCTCACCTTTATAACGGCTCCGCTGACCGCCGGTAACGATATTACGCACTAACCTGCCGGTTCTGCGGGGTGCACTCTGCCGGACCTCATCCCGCAGCATATCCGCTGCGGCTTTCGCAGCCTCCCGCAGCACACGGGTATTTTCAGCCCGGCTGAGTGATTCCAAATCACGGGACAGTTCAGCAAAACCGGACAAATCCAGCCTCATATCAACCATCTTTCACCCCCTGTTTACACAGCAGTTCCAGCCGGGTAAATTTCACATCCGGGATCACAGCCTGAATATCGTAGACCTGACCGCGATATACCATCCGGCATGCAGGATGAATATCCGGCCGGTACCTCATCCATACGCGGACCGTGATTTCTGACATTTCCGCTCCGGCGGTCAGCAGTTCCCGGCCACTGACGGGTCTGACTTCCGCATTCACAGCCGGGCCAATATCAACCCATAACTTTTCTCTCTGGCCAGACGGGAGTATTGTGATTTCAGCTCTCTGAAATACAACAATATGTCTCAGACGACCAGCCTGCATAATTTTATCCTTACGGCCTGCGCCGGTAATCTCTTAAATGGCGGTACAAAGAGTCCGGTAATGACTGCCCCTCCCGGTTTTCATACCAAAATCCGACCATCTGTTTTAATCTGAGCACTATATCCGCACTTAAAAACAAGGTATCAGGGTCGTCTTTATCAGGTTTTTCCGGGGTAAGCTTTCTGTTAGTGACCCGCTCAACTTCTGATACGGCAGCACTCAAAAATTGCAGTAAAAGATCATTATCATGGTCACCATCGATATAGCATTGCCTTTTCAGCTCTTCAATTGTCGGTAATGACATGAAACCCTCCGGAAAAGCGGCATCTCTGCCGCCGTAATTAATCAGCCTCCTGCACCTGCAGCTTTCAGTAATTTCACAGCATTACTGTCCACCATCATGCTGCCGACACGCTTCGTGGTATAGAAATGCACAAACGGCTTGTTGGTGTACGGATCGCGCAGCATACGGATGCCGATACGATCCAGGATAGTGTAGCAGCGTCTGAAGTTACCGAACGCCAGCGGAACAGCACCGGCAGCCATATCAGCAAACTGCTCATTTTCCGCAATACCATATCCCAGTAATGCAGACGGCTGACCCAATTGCAGGCCCGGCTGCCACAGGTAATTTCCCTGAGAATCCTTCAGTGTGCGCACTTTGAATAACGTATTGTTATTCATCATAAACTTAGCACCGTTACGGTATGGTTTTCGCAGGGTATAAATCAGTTTCATCACTTCATCAGCGGTCAGTTCGGTCGGTTTCTTCAGCAACAGGTGTTGCAATTTGCCCCAGTCACGCTCCTTATCCGCTTTATCATCACTGCCGTAGGCCAGCAATCCTTTGGGCTTTTTGCTGCCGTCTCCGCTGGTGAATGCCGCGTCTTCCTGCGCTGCAAATTCAGTTGTCAGTTCACCGGTAATGAACTGCTCAACGTTGAAAAAGGCATCATCCAGCATAGTCTGAGTCGCCGCCGGATTGCCGTAAATTTCCCCCCACACCGGTTCAATGGTACCGAGTTTTGACGTGCTGGTTTCCGGACGGACATCAGTCTCACCAACCCAACCGCTGCCGGTACCTCCCATATTCACGAGGCGCTTGTAATTCGGCGTGCCGACTGAGACAACATTACATTCCTGACGCATAATGACCTCGTCACGCAGAGCACAAATAATATTGCGATCCAGTTCTTCCGGCACGGCATAACCACCGTCAGGATCAGAACCAATCTGCATGGCTTTCTGTTCCAGTTCGGCCAGGCCGTCATCCTTACCTTTGCGGACAAACAGTTCGAATGCACTTTTGTGCTCAGCAACATCTTTGTTTGCCACACCACCTGCCGGGCGTTTCACGGCCGCCAGCTCAGCTTCCAGCGACGATTTCAGCTCGTCCAGTTCGGATAATCTGCCGTTCAGCGTTTCCACTGACTCGGCCAGTCTGCCTTTTTCTGATTCGATGGCATCAATACGTTTGTCATTTTTTGACTTAAATTCTTCAAATGACGCTTTCAGCTCTTTTGCCACTTCACTGATATCTTTATGATCAACAGCCATAACAGCCCCTTACTGATTAAAATTAATGGATTTAAGTGTTTCCAGTGCATCTTCCTCTGCGTCACGCAGAGAGAGAGCATGGTAGCCGTCGGCCATAAATGCCTTAGCCTGTGTCCGCGACAGTCCGGCATCACGCAGGACGCGCTCAATACTTTTTTGTGACGGGATGTCACCACGGGCAAATGCCGATTTAACATCACTGACCCGGGCTTCATCATTGGACGGGAAGGTCACCAGGCTCACTTCCCACAGATCGATTTCTTTCAGGAGAAACGCCTCTTTACTCCGGTCGTACTCCCAGTCTTTCAGGATGTAGCCAATAGAAAGGCCGGATAATGATCCGGCCTTCAGATGTGCATGAGCTCGTTTTGACAGCGGGTCATCCTCGATAAGCAGCCGCCCTTTGACATACAGGCCGGTATCATCCTCCCGCATTTCGGTATACACACCGACCGGTTCGGAAATCTGGTGCTGCCAGAGCATGGCCGGAAGACCGCCCTTCTCCCGCCATTCACTAAGTGATGCCTGAAAAGCACCCGGCACAACAATATCGCTGTAGCTGTCCTTCACGCCGAAAACCGATCCGTATCCTTCAAATTCGCCGGTTTCAGTGACCGACTTTATTTTCAGCGGTATGTCCAGCCGCTGTTTAGTCATCATCGACATCCTGCTTTTCCTCTTTTTCCGGGCTGCTCTCAGGCTTTGTGGTCATGTTCATCGGTGTCAGCCAGATATCACCACCTTCACGCGGGTTGAGCTCTTCCAGTTCACGGCATTCATTGGGTGAATAGATCCCCCAGTTAATACCGGTGGCATAAGCATCAAACCGTGATTTCATATCTCCGCGTAACAATGCCCCTGCGTTGAATTTTGCGTAAAAAACACCCTGTTTTGATGGTTTCACCAGTCCGGCATTGATACGTTGTTCTATTCGGGTCAGATAAGGCACCAGAGAATAATTGATAAAACCAATCCCGAGATTCTCAATGTTATTGAAGGTAGCCCGATCTGTGTTCTGAATCATATGCAGCGGCACACGGAAAATACGGCAGATTTCCTCCAGCTGGAATTTGCGGGTCTCAAGGAACTGTGCGTCTTCCGATGTCATGCTGATTTGCTGCCATTTCAGGCCCATCTCAAGGATCATGGGTTTATGTGCATTAGCCAGTCCCTGATGCCGGTTTTCAAAGTCGGTTTTCAGCCGCTCCCAGGCATCGTCTTTCAGGTACTGGTCAGTTTGCAGGACACCGCTGGTTACCGCGCCGTTCCCGAACAGACGTGAGCCGTGCTCCTCCGTTGCCAGCCCCAGCCCGACCGCCTGTTTTGCATACGCTATCGGACTGAGTCCGGTTAATCCGTCCAGGGTGAAAATCCGCACATGCCAGATATCATCCTGTGTCAGCGTGTCGTGCCTTCCGTCCGGAAAAATAACCTGATATTCAGGTTCCCACTTACTGTTCAGTTTTGGAGTAACTGAAGACGGATCCAGCGGCAGCAGCTCCACCACCTCACCCAGCGCTTTGACTTTGTAAGCATAAAAATTACCGCGCAGACACAGGCAGGCGATCAGTAATTCCCAGAACTCCTGCGGTGTCATGTAATTATTGGGGTTTACAGATAAAAGCCGGTTAAGCCGTTCACGGACAGCCCGGCGGTTGCCTGTCTCCAGCTGTTCATACAGAGAACACGGTAGCATTCCGACTGATTCCGCCAGCACGCGAACGCAGCTGAATACTGCGGTAAGCTGCATCGCCAGTTGCGGACTGACGCGACGGCCGGAATAGGTGTCATAGGTCAGACCGATCATTTCGCTGAGCTCTGACGAACTCATACCCGTATCGGATTTTCTGAATAAACCGGGAAAGAACATTATGATCCTCCGTTGTTATTCAGGCTTCCCGCTGATTTTGATACCAGATATGACCAGAGCAGGCATAAACCGCCGGCAGTGATAAACCCGGCAGCAGGCATCAGCAGCCAGGCACCGAACGCCAGCAGACAGGCACCCGCAACCCCCACCAGCAGGGCGGTAATAGTCAGTAATTTCATTGGATTTCCTCAGAGTGAACGTAAGCCCCTGGAAGATAAAACATCGGACAGACTTTGTTCCTGTTCCCCGCCGTTCACCATCTGGCGTGATTTGGCAGTAAACAGGGCAAACGGCCCGTCAATTTTGTTTTCCGGTGTCGATTTGTTCGGGAAAATGTTGTCATTTCTGTCCGGTTTTACCATCACGTTAGACATCATCCAGGACATTACCGGGTTGTGGTCATGGTGAAATTTGCCGGAATATACATCGGCCTGAACGGTTTTCATCGATTCAGACAGGTTTTTCACCGTCTGTGCCACCTCCACCAGCGGAATACCTTCTTCCGCCAGGCGGCGGGAGAACTGAACGGCACTCCACGGGTCAAAACCGAGTTCACGTAAATCCTCACCTTCGCACCATGCCAGAATGTCGGCTTTGATGATGTCGTGATCGACAACCTCACCGTCCGTCAGTTCAAGATAACCGGCAGCTCCCCATTTCCGGTACAGGTCAGCGATATGCTTCGGTGCAGTCACTACTCTGTCCTCCGGCAGCCAGAATTTGCACTTCATATGCAGTTGTCCGCGCGGATCCTCATACACTTTAACGGCTGCGGTCACATCGATTTTGTTTGACAGATCCACACCAACCCAGACCGGGTAATTTTTCAGCTCATCATCCGGCGCATTTTCAGGGCAGCTGTCCCACTTACCGGTATCCATCCAGGCGGATTCGGCATTCACCCACATATTGAGGTGCTTGGTCAGGAAATTAGGCCGGGCCGCAATCTGCTCTTTTGCCTTTTTCGCCAGGCGGCGCATATCGTCAAAACGCTTACAGACACCCAGCCCCGGATTGGCTTTTATCCAGATGCTTTCATCGAACGGGTCATCATCCTCATCCGGTGTGTAAATTGCCGCGAAAAAGGTGTCATCCTCCACCACGCCCCGCAGCACCTTGATGGCGTAATCCCGCAGTTCGTAGCAGATGCCCTCGCGGTTAAACCCTGCCGTGGTAATCGCAAACAACAGGGATTGCAGACGGGCACCGGTCGCAGTTTCCAGCACATCCCACACATCACGGGTTTTGTGGGCATGAAGTTCGTCCACAATGCCGCAGTGAATATTCAGGCCGTCGAGGTTGTTTGCGTCACTGGACAGCGGCTCAAACTTGGATGCGGATCGCTCCTGGTAAATAGCCAGCTTATTAAATTCAAACAGGCGGCCGAGTGAGCTTTTGGCCTTTTTGACCATGTTTTTCGCATCTTCAAACACAATACGGGCCTGGTCACGGGTGGTGGCAGCCGAGTAAACCTCGGCGCCACCCTCACCGTCAGCGCCGGTCATGTACAGACCGATACCGGATGAGAGGGTGGATTTAGCGTTTTTACGCGCCACTTCGTTATAGGCTGTCCGGAACCGACGAACCAGTACCGGATCGCCGTCATCGTCGTACTGAGCCTCACCGCTGAGTTCATCAACCAGCGGGATCACGAAACCAAAGATATTAATCAGAATAAAGGTATGCCACGGCATCAGCTCGATCGGCTTACCTGCCAGTGCCCCTTTTACATGCGGGACGAACCGGTAAAAATCCAGAATATGTCGGGCGCGTTCCTCCATGAAATAAATACCGCGCTCAGGGCCATATTCCAGATCATCAAGAAACCGCTGACACGCCAGGCGTATCAGTTCGCCCGTAACTATTTCTCCGGCAACCACCTGCTCGGCGTACCGGATCCCGTCTGCTACGGTTGCCATTCATCATTTTCTTTGTTTCAGAAATGCCTCGAAAGGGTCTTCTTCGGCTGGTGTGTTAATGGTTACCTTCTGGCGGGCTGCCGGGGTCATACCGAACTCGGAGAGCATCGCGCGGATCCGTTTCCATGCATCAGCTTTCATTGCCGCCACCGGGTGTGCTTTTATCAGTGGGCCGCCATCACTCTGTGTTGTGTAGGTGTAACCTTCTTCGTCCAGGGTATCGCAGTGTTGCCGGTATTCGGTGTACGCCTCGATCAGCAGCTCCAGTGCTTTGGCATCCATCGAACTCATGACACCCATCGCATTGAGTTCTTCACCTATCCGCTTAAACCAGTATTTCCCCTGCTTGGTAAAATGCTTCGGTGTTGGGGGTACCCCTGACGGCGGTTTTGGTTCTTTTTTATTAATCGGACGTTTTGATGGGTTCCCCCTGACCAAACGCAAGTGTGATGGGGTTTTCGGTGGTCCCGGCATAATCGTTTTCTCCTGTTAATACCCCTCCGGAGAACCCGGAAAAAAGTTTTCTAACCTGCGGCGATGTGAAAAAAGGCAAGGCGGCGGTCCTCTGGCGGTAAGGCGGCAGAGATTTAGCCTCCCCCTCCCCTGTGCGTTGTGGCGTGTCAGACGTGGTTACGTTCCGTCGCCGTCTTGCGGTAATGACAGGGCCAGCACAGGCTTTGCAGATTACTTTCCGCATCGGTTCCCCCATGTGCTTTGGGTATGATGTGATCGACTGTCTTTGCCTCGGTTGCCCGACCTTCACGCAGACACTGCTGGCACAGATGCTTATCCCGGCTCAGAACCACCAGCCGCAGCCTGTCCCATTTGGTGCCATAGCCACGTTCCTGTCTGCTCTTACCCTGCTGGTGGTTCTCCCAGCCTGTATTACGGTGTTCTTCGCAGTATCCGCTGCGGTCGGTAGTTGTCTTTGCGCAGCCACGTTTGCGGCAGGCGCGGGGGATGCGTAATGGCATAGATTTCCCCAATAAAAAACCCGCCGAAGCGGGTTGTTGTGCTTTATTTGCTGAAATATTTAATATTCAGTCCATTCCGTATCCCGGGGAATAAACCGAAATATAATCTTATTGAAATATAAGTATTCTTTCTCTGTCAAAACCATGTTCACCGGCAAAGCTGAGATACTCATTTAACAGCTCTGGCGGCATAGCTGGTGTACGTGACAACACCCACAGGTAATCTTTATCGGGGCCAACAACCAGTGAGTACTGATAGTCATCATCAAGCTTAATAATATTGTAACCTCCATAGAAAGGTCCGAAGAAAGATACCTTTAACGCCCCTGTATCGGCTGAGTTAACAAAATAGGCCTTTCCGGTACTCTCTTTCCATTTATTGTTACTCGCATCCCAACCCCTGTTGATAACCTTCACACCACCATCATCACGAAGAGAATAGTTAGCTGTAACTTTGCTTAAGCCTTTTTCAAAACGATTATCTATCCTGGCAATTTCATACCAGTCACCTAAGTAATGAGATAAATCAAAAGGTTTAACCGGGGTTATATCTTTGGGTACCTTGACACTGCATCCATTAAGCAGAAACATGCCCAAAAACATAAAAACTGACTTTATCTGCATCATAACCTCATCAAGTTATTAACCAATGAGATACTTTCGCATAAAAAATGTGTTTGTACGATCTATTCGATATTCAGCTGTAGTCATTACCCTTGTCTCAATACCATCGATACACAAGCGGATCTATAGGAAGGTTCTGGCTGGATGCATGGCTGATTTCCTGCAGGTAAGGTAATACTTTACCCAACACCATAAACACCTGACATATGATTCACTTTATCTTAATGAATCACATTCGTAAAAAGCCCCACCATTTAGCAATGGTACTATTGATTTACCAGCAAAATTGCCTGTATATTGAGCATCGTAGTTAGAGTAAATATTCTTTATCAATTGCCTATTTGCCCTGTTCTTACAGGGCATTTTTTATTTGTTCCGCATATTGTAATTACGGAATTATCGGGGATATACTCAACCCGAAGATCACAATAAAAATATCCTGAATCTTTTATATATGCCCCCTCGTCATGGGGGGCTTTTTTACTTCATTCTCTCCGCTTCTATCTCCCGTATTGACCGCTTATCGTGATTACAGTCAGCTATCGACTTCATGGCATCAGCCAGCAACAGGATTACATCGCCGTAGGTAAGTTCATCAGGAATAACCGGCTGCGGACAATCAGCGGTCAATTGTGGCGGTATCGGCACCACCGGCGCGGGAACGTATTCCGTCCGCGTATTTCCGCAACTCACTAACAGCATCAGCGGGAACAGGAGCAACAGCGCATTCGCTGTCCTTAAATACTGTCCTGATAACAGTCTTAACTTTGATATTCTCCGTGCCCTCTTCCTGTTTGGCTTTGATGTTGTCGAATGCCACGCGGTGTCTGATGGCAACGGCTGAAAGCGTGATGGTGTTTATCGTCTGTTGTGCTGACAGCTGTCCGGACAACGTTGTGTTATTCACCTTCAGCTGCTGGTTATCCCGGTAGGTGTCATATGCCCACCAGGCAGCAGTAATAAACAGCGCGGCAATTACCGCTTCTTTCCAGTTCATGGCGCTTCACACTCATAGTGGATCACACTGTCCAGCGGGTTATCCGGCAACGGCTTGCAGTGATTCGGGAGTGAATACAGATAACAACCCGCCAACAGCGCAGTAGTCAGCAGAATGATAGCAATGATGATTAGCGTTAAAGGGTTCCGTGACATATCGCTTTCTCCGTTTCACGCCGGTTAATCAGCCCCTGCCACTGCTTACCACCGGCAAATGTCCAGCGCTTCATTTCGTCACAGGCACCCGCGATATCACCGGCATTGAGTTTCCGCAGCATTGTCGAACGCGAGAACGCACCGGTTCCGGTGTTATATGCAAATGAATAGATAGCCGCCCGGGTATTGTCATCAATCGGCACTTTGATCATCGGGTCAACCGCACGCCGGACTTTCGTCAGGTCGTCGTGCAGCAGCGCTTTGCACTCTGCGTCCGTGTACAACTTACGGGGCTGAATATCACTACCGGTATGGCCATAACATACGGTGAGCACTCCGGCCACATCACGGTAAGGTTTGTACTCAACACCCTCATACGCGGGGATCAGCACCAGCGCACCGGCAATCGCCCCGGCGGCACAAGCGGCCATGATTTTTTTAAATAATCGGTTATTCATGATGTTCTCCGGCTTTCAACTGGAATTCTTTCCGTTTGTAATACCAGTTCACCAGGAACGTCCCGACAGTACAGATGATCCCGGCAACAATAGCCCACTGGTCCAGAGATAAAATGCCAAAGGCAGAGGTTATAAGCCCCCAGGCATATGCTGTAGGGCTGGAATATTTGTCAGACATGCGCATATCCACCCCCTGCGGAGTGTTCCGTATGTTGAGTGATAGGGAAATGCCGCAACCGGGTTATATGTTTTAAACAGGTTAAAGTAAGGTGGCTGCGGCATTAATTCGGATAATCCCACCAGCGGCGGCGGGAAAGCAATTAAGACTAGCACTGTGGTCCAATACGAATTGGATAATTAATTCGTATTTACTCACAGTACTTTTATTGTTGGTTATGAAATTACTTCATACTCGCCGAGATTCATTGCGTTTAATAAAAAATCGTATACATAAAATTATACTGATGAAATCTTATATAAAAATGACAATAATTTTCGTAATTATTGTTTTTTTCTATCCACACTTCTTATTGACTGAATCATTACTGAAGAATTAAATAAAAACGACATTAGTTCAATTAACATACTTAATCCATAAAACAAAGAAAGTAGACTTATGAAATAAGTTATTCCATTCAGATTAAACAATTTACAGATAGAAGCCACACACAGGACAACGATAAAAACAGATAAGGGATATCCCATATCTACTGGAATAATACGATGACTTATTTTGCTTTTTCCAGCTTCATTACGTCTTCTAAGGTAACTCATAAAATCACTAGGCATAATAAACATTAACGCGTACACGCCTATTCCAAAACCTAAAATACTTGGAAATATACCTAATATTGTGTCAGCTGGATTCCATGGCATTACGCTCTTTGATGAAACTTCAAAAAAAGACATAACAACGGTAAAAATAAAAACCAAAAGGAGTTTCTTTAAAATCCTATCCCACCAACATACCCATGGTGCGATAATTTTATTACACTGTGGCTCTCCCTTGAATGCATAAGCATTAGCAATACGAAAAATAGAGCCTACGATTGGGATAGACCTAATTTTCCCATAACTAAAATATTTCATAGGCTTAATCATATTTTCCCTTATTTCATTTATCTTTATTAAAGATATTTCTATTAATATTAATTGCTGTCAATGCCTTTTTGGCTTTTTTATTTGCCTGAACAATTAGATTTTTTATACTCAAAGCCCTATTTTTTATTCCTTGAGCTATATTTGATTCATTAAGCCGCTCCTTAACAGGATACTTTTCCATTTTATATTTTTGCATTTCATTATTATTATCTTTATAACTAACTTCGGCATTACCATATTTAGCAGCTAAAATTAATTGTGCCTTAGCATTCTTAGGAAGATCACTCATCAAGTGCCCTTTAAAACTTTTATAATTTGCTTCCCATTTATGTACTTCGTTAACTTTCAATTCTAATTCCAGTTCACTTGCCAGCTCCCTTAATTCATCCTCTGAATCAAAATCGAAATCATCTGAGTTTGAGAATGTTACCTCTCCTTTGTATGTCTGATACCCCTTCTTGGGTACTAAAAAGAAATCTCGTATCGATTCTGCTGACGTTAATTCTATTATTTCCAAGCTATGGTTTGGAAATAATATGTTCACATGATACTCAAAAACATCATTTAGCGCACCAATAAGTGCATTTCTCGTCGGTAAACCCTTGGTATCCTGAATCGCCAAGATATGTAAGCTAGGATCAAAAACATATTCAAATTGAAATCTACGACTACTAGTGTTACCAACTGATTTATAACTAATTTTCCCGCTATCCGTGTCAACCAATGTATTGACATCATCGAATTTTAGAAAATACCCGTGAATCAAGTACTGATCTTCACCATCAGATGGGTACGAGTATGCTGATGAGGAGTATGCAGAGAAGTACATATCCCCCATAAGACTTGCAGCAATAGAGCTTAATTTTTTCTTTTCATTTCTTAAAGTATCAAGCTGTTTTTCAACTGAACTAAAAAGCCTACAATACCCTACCACCCCTACCTCTGAACTTTTTTTTCTATCCATTGGTAGTAATTGAATATTATAGAATTTAAAAGTAGCCATATTTTTTTCCTTATAAAAACATAAGGATATTTATATATATAAATAAATATAATTCAATGTAATTAACCGTGTTTAATAGATTATATCACATTTTTTATTACTGTTTATTCATACAGTATACATCACTCTACTTGTCACGCAACATGCCTGCAGGTACATGAGCACGATTAGATAATTATTACGGATAAAAGCCATGCATACCTCTTGTGATAAGGGGTAATGAGATGATTGATTCTGTGCCTGCGTAAACGAAAAAACCCCACCGGTTGGCAGGGTTCTTTTGAAATGATCATAAGCTGATCATTTTATTGATCTTTTTTTGTACGGTCGAGTATAATGACCGAATATCTTGTGTTTTTGTGAGAGAGAATGCACTAGATATAGAAGCGCCCCTGTGTAGTGTCGAGCTACAGAGGGGCATAACAAAACTGCAGGGTGTTACATGTGATCACCTTTTCAGTCTAGTTTACCTGGTGATCTGTGTAAAGCCCTGAAATGCATACAGGGTTTTAACTGATGAACAAAAATATCTGTAAACACGCTCACCGATATGACGATTTATTTTTGTATCTGGCTGATAATCAAGGCCAGACAGGACGACACAAATGCTCAGGATGTGCATATGAATTAGGTCGACATCATGCGCTCGTTGGAGCACCAAAAGCAAAAAATGACTCCGTTCTGGAGCATACCCCATATAGCCAGGCAGGCACAGTACGTCATAAGGATGCTTTTGAGGCATATCTCCTTGGTTATGACTCAGTAACCGGAGTAACAGCTAGACAGATTGCGTAAACAGAAATCACATCAAGGCTACCTCGGTAGCCTTTTTTATTGCAGAAAGGCCGCACATGGCGACCTTTGAAATTTATGAAATATTTTTTATTTCACCCTTTTACTCTGATAGCATCAGGCTCTGATACTTTGCAATATAGGGTTAACTGACATGTATAAGGCTGGAACATTATTAATTATCGTACCTTTTCTTTTAGCTGCGGGGTGCTCACCAAAAATCAAACACCAAACCGGTCAGGATGCATGCGTAATAAAAATGGATACTCCGGAAGGGAACCAGCCAGGAAAAATAGACCAGGTAGATGGAAACAGCCCTGAATGCAGAGCTATAGAAAAATCAATAAACAAAGCCATTTAACTTATTTATCATAGACATAAAAACCACTGATTATTTAACCTGACTACGCGTCCACACCAAACCTCTACAGCATAATAATCAGTTGTTCGGAATAACCGAACATGTGAACTATCCGGAAATTCCGGAGAGTTGAGCCTGTAAGGTTATCACTGAGTCTCTTCATCATGCTGGTTTATGCATAACGGGCATAAAACCACTGCCCCTCTTGCCACAACGATAGCCTGCTGAACCGCAGCGTGCTCTCCCCAGTAGTATCCAACATACACTGTACTTTTTGCCTGTTGTAATTTCGGACATGCCTTTTTATGCAGAACAGAGCAAGTATCGCTGCCCGGTAACGTCAAATAATAATCCATATACCCCGCCTGTTATTCTTTTATTCACAGAAATATGAATAACACCCTGACAAGGATTTTAAAAATTAGAAAAATTGTTGATTTCGGCCTTAGTCTGCTCAAACAGCCCCGCTTCCATCCCGACACCCAATACCCGGCTGTTATGCTTCAGTGCGGCTTTCAGTTTGGCTCCTGACCCCGACGGGCGCACCACCTTCTTCCTTACCACCTGATTTGCACTATATTTAATACAGACAGAGCAAATGTATCGTTTAGTCACCGGGAGGATTTATGTATAAAAATATTCTGGTAGCGATTGATATAGCTGAGGATGATATTTTTGGAGAAGGACTGACATCAAAGCTTCCGCCACACGTTGAATATCTGGCTGATAAAACACATACGAACGTACACTTTTTTACAGTAATTCCATTTTTCCCGAATTTCGCATCTTATGCGCGGGAATATGACGTATTGTTGGATGAAAGAAATAAAATCACAGACAAGGCACTATCTAAACTTATTTCAATTACTAAGATTTTTAATATTAACCCGGCCAATACCCACCACCATGTCAAAACCGGCAGCCCGATAGACCAGATATTAAGACTATCCACAGATATAAATGCAGACCTGATTATTATCGGGTCACGCCAGCCGACAATAACCACCAGACTACTCGGCTCTACCGCAGCAGCCGTAGTCCGCTATGCAAAAGCCTCAGTTTTAGTTGTCCGCTGACACCAGACAGGCGCCCGCTTCGGCGGGCTTTCCTTGTATAGCGGCCGCGGTTATAAAAATCTCGTTTGTTTTAATATGAAATGCTAAATTTTATTTATAAGCACCCTTGTAACTCTGATTCGCTTTAACAGCCATTATTATCCGGTTACAGACATAAAAAAACCCCGCAAGTGCGAGGTTTACAAACAATTGTGACCACATATCAAATTACCATTAAATATGGCTCAAATTATTGACTTTTGCAAGTTTTAACTGCATTTTTGCGCCATATTTCTGCCCTGTTGTTTCTCATTTTCCGTAATGCCCCGCAGTCCAGGGTTTTACAGATAAGCAACAGTTCCTGCCAGTGTGTTTTGTAGTTCCTGCACCAGTTATCAGAAGCTACCCCCACCAGCTCGGCCAGTTCAGACTGATAGTAATACCCGTCTTTGTTCAGGGTATAATCCTGCACTGCCAGCCACACCAGCGCCCTGAGTCGTTCTTTTACTTTCTTCGACACCCGGCGGCCTTTAATCCGTTCCTGCATTTCGCTCCATACATAGGCGGTGATAGTGGTCTGGTGTGAGAACTTCAGCTCTTTACCGTAGCAATACAACAGCCAGGACTGTTCTGCTGCTTCCAGCTTCATAATTGCCCGACGCCAGGAGCAGTTCCGATAGTCCACCCGATCAATAGGTGGCATCGGTAACACGGAATAGTGTGTTGACCAGCAGGATACAGCCTCGGTTTCCCGGCTAATCTTTCTGCCGTTCACGGTAATATCACGGGGCTTTCTTCGTGGGTAACGAGTTGTGTTTCCCAATACAAATCCCTCAAATGCTTCAAGCTGACCTTTGGTTCTACAGCTGTGATCGGTCATTGCGATAGTCGCTATATCCCGCAGGTACTGCAAATCGTGCTCAATCATCGTTTATCTCTCCGCACTCCGTACAGCGCATTAACCAAAAACACCGATCCCGTATGACCGGTTCATAAACTTAAATAACAACGCCAGCTGGCTACCATGCTTTGCTTCCCATGCTGCCGGGTCCCGGTGTAATTCGTCATGGTGAATACGGCACAGCGGGATGGTGAAAATGTCGTGTGCCTTTGTACCGGTACCGCCGGTGCCGTGCCCGATGATGTGATGCGGGTCATCTGCCTGCTGACCACATACGCAACACGGCTGACTCTTCACCCATTGCAGGTACTTCGGACACTCCCAGCGCTTTAACTTCGGGATCCGCATAAAACTTGCTGGTGGCTCCGGCTCTATATCAGTAGCAACAACCGGTTTTATCTGCTCAACGATGTCCTGAACAATCCGGCTGTGTGAGCGCGTCCGGTGAACAATGGAATGCTCCGTCATGGTGCCGGTTATCTCTTCTTCCGGTGACTGCATCAGAATGTAAGAACAGATGAAGGCCGGAAGATGCTCACTGACACGATGCATCACAGACCAGGTGAACAAATCGGAAGGATTCAGAAGATGGCCGCCGGGCAGCCGTAAATCGGTAAAGATACTGCGTGCCGCAAATGCCCGCTGGTTGCGTAACCGAATTTTGTCCGCCTGCTGCTGGCAGTACTCTCCCTTCCTGAGAATATTGTCATGATGCCAGCACGTCCGGATAAAACCGTCTTTGTAGCGGGTCATGGTCAGTTCATGGTGATGATACGGATCTGCTTCATCGTCAATCTGGCAATGATTTACTGATGAAACGTAATGACGAAATCCCTGTAAACCACCGGCAGCTTTTACCACGGCGGGATTGTCCAGGAAACGCAGTACCCGCTCATCTGTCAGCAGCGGCTGTGCATCTGCCGGAATGCGGCCGGACGGAATGCCATCCATTGAACGGGGAGCCGCACTGACAACATAACGGGCACCGTTCCGGAAGTTGCAAATCTCAGCACCGGGATTAAACATCAGGATCCGGGTATCTTTCTGAACAAAGCCGGTTAACAGGTAATTCATCAGGCCACCGCCGGGGTCATCATCAGTGCCAGCAGTTCCGCTGATTTGCTCTCAAAGAAATGCGGCTGCGTTTCCCTCGGGTTCGCCGGAGATGTAATATTTTTACCGTACAGAAGCCCCTTTGATGTAACAGACCAGAACAGTTTTTGTGTTCCCTTCGAACCCGGACGGGCTTTCTGTTCGACAATCCCCAGCTCAGCAAGGCGTTTGTATGCTCTGGTCGCAGACAATGCGGCATTGTGATTTTTCAGCAGCATAGTCAGGGATGTTGTCGGTCTGCTGGAACCATCCACCGCGCCCGCCGGTGCATCAATCGCATAGGAGGGAGCCAGATCCGGAAGACCAGCCATTTTTTGCAGTTTCTGATACCCGCCCAGTTTTGAGGAATTCGACAGATTCAGCGTTTTCGCCATGGACTCCAGCAGGATAGCGCCAGCCTGTACCTTATCAGCCAGCTGTACCGCCTGCTGTGTTCCGGCCACCGCATCGAACGTACGGATTACTTTCAGGTTGAACAGCGGGCTTATCCACATGGCATAGGCATAAACAACCTCACGGGCAACATATGTCCCCTGCTCCGTACCGCCGCGAATGGTGTTTACAGAGGCGATGCTCATATCTGAGCATCGGTCGATTTCTGAACACAATGCCTGTGTTGATTCCATCCGCATAAAGTTAGATGGCTTATGGCGCTCTTCACCCCCGGCGGCACGGTGTAAATCATTCAGGCAATAGCGACCGGCCATGTCCCGGCGCACATTAATACCGTCAACAATAATCAGATTGCTCATCGTTTATCTCTCCGCTCATTAAGCGCAGCCGTATACTGCGCCTCACATCGCCAGACCGTTTTTTCTTCTCAGTTCCCGCTGCTTTGCCGTGAAAGCCGTAAATAACCGGTTATAGACGGATACAAATTCCCGTTCGGTGAGAGTGGCCCGGCTCTCTTCCGGTACCGGGTTCGTACAGCGGACCTTTTTTACTCCCCGCCGACAGGCTGCCACCAGTTCCTCATATTCGCGGACTTTCTCCTGTGCATCCGGCAATATCCGGAAAGCCATCCGGTCATTCCCCCGCCACCGAGTCGGCGTGACCGCTTCAATCTTCGCTAAAACCCTGACAGCTGACTGGCTGATACTGCGTGATACGCCGTATTTCTCCATGATGTACCCGGAGGTGATTTCAGTTTCGGCCGGTTCCTCTGCCGCAATTCGGGTGTAAAGCATCATCACGCAGCCTCCCGTTCTTTTGCGGCCTGCTCTGTGGCCTGTTTCCAGTACCCGCGAAATGCTGCTCGTCCGGCAATTTCATTCATCCGCCCAATGTAGGATTTGTGTTTTGCGACCAGCTCCTGTACGCGGTTTTCTGGCTTCCAGTCGGAGGATGAGAACATTTTTCTGAAGACTTCATCGCACTCGGTGGTGTCGATGTTCTTTGAGTCCGCAGAGCGTTTAAATCCGGCGGCCGTATTCAGCCAGTATCTGAAACCGGAGTTCCAGCAGACATACTGCGTACCCTTGCTGGCGTGGTAATCGCTGAACTTCTGAAACTCGTCCTGAATGTCCAGACCGGCGGCTTTGGCCTGCTCAATGTGTTCTGGTGTCGGTGCAAAGTTTTCCGGCATCACGGTTTTGCTTTTGGCTTTTCCGCGAACAAGATTAATATTTTTATTATCTGGATCTATGACTGGATCATGACTGATTCCGGGTGCAGCTCCTGCACCACTACCGGAACCATTTGCACCACCCGGTGCATCTGCTGCACCAGTCCGGGAACCATCTGCACCACTCACCCCCGCAGGATTTGCACCACAGGGTGCAGGAGATTCACCACTCACAGCGGTAGCATTCAGGCACAGATGATAAATATTTGACTGGTTCAGACCGTTGGCCGATTTTCGTGACTCAACACGAACCAGCCCCATTTTCACCAGGGCATTGATGTGGTTCTGCACTGAGCGTTCAGATATTTCACACTGCTCAGCAATGTACGGCACAGACGGCCATGATTCCCCCTGGTCGTTGGCATTATCAGCCAGTTTGACCAGTACCAGTTTTCGCAGCGGGTTGCCTGTTTTTATCTGCAAAGCCCGTGCAGTTAAAATCATGCTCATGGTTTCACCTCATCCGGACAGCGGGTATACCGTTCCTGAAAGATTTTCAGCGGTTCAAAGCACGGGTGCTCATAACCGTCACGCATGAAAATCACCCGGCTGTTCTCCCGGTCGTACCGGATAACGTGAACTTTCCGTCCCCGCTTATCGGTGTAATACCGGTTCAGATTGTCAGCTGTTTCTTCAGGCATTCTGACCTCCGCTGCGGTAATAAAACTGCGACCAGCTGGCCTCCACCTTTTGCCGGTCTACCACTTCCGGTTTTTTCCGGTAGTTGTCGGCTGTGCCGCAACCCGGTATGCTTTCCACGTAACGAAGTGGTTCACTGCCGGTAACAATGCATTTGAATTGCCTTTCCGGTATTGAATGAGTTAATCTGCTCATGCGTTTATCTCTTCACACAATTGATATGGCGCGATCGAAGCCGGGAGCCGTATACTCCCGGCTTCACCCTTTCTGAGTCCGGGTAAATAAAATAATCGTGGATTCAACCTCATCTGTTCTGGCCTGCATGTCTCTGTAGTGTGCAGTCCGTATTGCATCCGCTTCTCCTGTGGTGATTTCTCCGTCCTCAATAGCCTTACTGATACACAGGTCCACTGCCCCGCGCATAACGGATGCCCTGACGCTCTTTTCGTATAAATCAGTACGGCCGATTTCACTTTTTTTCGGGCTGTCCACCAGCAGCATTCCGGACTCCGCCGCAACATATTCGGCATACAGCACAGTTCCGGAGACTTCCTGCATCACCATCAGGTCATGGTGATCAAAGAACCGGCAGCCGTTTTTCTCATAAAACCGGTTATTGAATGACGTCAGGGACAGGCCAAGGGAACCGGCCATTGCATCACGTCCTCCGGGGACCAGACTGCACATCTCTCTTACAACTTCTTTCAGGGATTGGTTTTTCATTGCCTACTCACTTTCAGATTGAGTTGTAGTTAACCGTGCTTTTCCGTGCTGCTATGCTGATAAAGTGCAGGGTTGTACTTGAGCTTTCCTTTTGTAATCTTCTCTATTTCATACGCCCTGCCTTTCGGAATCACATCATCCCATCCGGATACAGAGGGGTGCTTTATTCCAAGGGCATCCGCTGTTTTGCAGATACCGCCAAAGTAGTTAATGACATCCGCTTTTTTCATATGAAGTTCCTGATAAGTCAGTTACACACAAAATGTAAGATATCCTACATAATAATGTCAAGATTCCTACATTTCATTTTGGTAGGATTGCCTACATGGAAATAAATGAAAGAATACGGCTAAAGCGCCGCGAACTTGGAATGACTCAGCAAGCACTGGCAGATAAGACCGGTGTAAATCGCGTGACTGTTACCGGGTGGGAAAAAGGTGACTACCAACCAAACGGAGTGAACCTGCAACAACTTGCAGAAGCATTAGAAACTAATGCCAAATGGCTCACTGATGGTGTGACAGATGAACAAACAAATGTCAGCTTTTCAAAATTCAACAACCCTCGTGGTGAATACCCTTTAATTTCATGGGTTAGTGCAGGTAATTGGTGTGAGGCTCTGGAACCGTATCACCAGAAAGTAATTGATAAATGGTACGAGACGACCGTGTATTGCTCTGAAGAATCTTTCTGGCTTGAAGTAAAGGGAGACTCTATGACTTCTCCATCAGGCCTGAGTATCCCCGAAGGAATGGTGATTCTGGTCGATCCGAGAGTTGAACCGGTATCAGGGAAACTCGTCGTGGCAAAAATCGACTCTGACAATGAGGCTACATTTAAGCAGTACATTGTTGATGCCGGTAATCACTATCTTAAGCCACTAAACCCGCAATACCGAATGATAGAAATAAATGGAAATTGCCGGATCATCGGTGTTGTTGTTGATGCAAAGATTGCCCGCCTGCCATAACCCGCAGAAATCTGTAAACCCCGGCCTGGGGTTTATTTTTCCACCTCAATGTAAGTTTCCCTACAAAAATCTTGACACAGAAATGTCGGATATCCTACATTTGTACTATCGAAATGTAGGAGAGTAATTAATGCAAAGCGAACCAATCATCACCACCAACAATATGTCAGCAGACGAAGTTGCAGCGTGGATTACTGAAAAAGCCCGGGCGCTTCAAAAACTGCAATCACTCCGTGCTGAGCGTCAAAGAGAGATCCGTGACCACGAGCGCACGATGGCCCGCCTCGATGAAGACATCGCCAGATGGGAAGACTTCTGTGCTTTAACAGTAAATCCGCAGTAACAGCTGCGTATCTGAATAACTGTGTGAAGAGTAAGGCGACAAAAATAATAACGGTGTAATCCCTTGTTCGCGGCTGTGCAGCTCTGAACCTTAAAACGGAGGAGCGATGATAATGTCCGTCTGCCAGCCGCAATTTTTTAAACCGCCAATAACAAATTCTATTGAGGAGACAGACGCAATGGACTTTAGTCAGCTGCCAAGAAATATTCAGGAAATTGCTGTCGATTTTTTGGAGGAAATAAGTCCGGATGATAAAGAGCCATCCCTGAAAGTCATCACATTGATAAGAAATGGATTTACAGATATGTATCAGGCAATTGCAGCTGAAAATGCTCAGTAAACCATACTGTCAATAACCAGAAATTAAATACATTACAGCCGGTTAAAAAATTATTTTATTCCGTTTATCCGGCGGAATTATTGCTGCCCCGCACCGGGAAAAATAAATTAATACGATATGAAATTATTATCACTAATAAGGAACTGTCTATGTCAAAACAGGATAACCCAAGTGTTAAGATTAATATTACAGTGACTTTAAATGAAGCGCCCTGCATTAATGTTGAGGTAAGTAAGGAATTCAATATACCTGAAAATGCACCTTATATAGCCTCTTTTTTAGAAAAAATCGGTGAACATATTGCCAGCGAAGGGACGACTACAGAGGCTATAAAAAAAGCAATAAAAGACACCATTAAAAAAAGAAATATTCACTGAAGCTACGCTCTTCTTATATCTGAACAGTCTTAATCGTATACGGTGATGTGCAGAGTGTGACTATGAAAATGTTAACTTTGGATGAATGGGCAGAAGACCGGTACAGGAGCCGCCCGCCTAAACTGGGAACATTACAGCGGTACGCCCGATGTGGTCTGTTTTTCCCACCGGCACAGAAAGAAGGTGGTATTTGGCGCGTGAGAGAAGATGCCGAACTTGTCGGTAATTTAATCTCACCGGTGATCAGCAAAAGTGACAATCCCAGGCTGCAAAGGATTTTAACTGATGGCTGCCAGACCCCGTAAAAATAATATCGATATCCCCAACCTGTACCCGTTTTTCAGCAGGAAAACCAGCAAGGTGTACTGGCGCTACAGACATCCTGTCACCGGGAAATTCCATTATCTCGGTGACAATGAGGAAGAGGCCAAAATAATTGCGGTTGAGGCTAATCTGCGACTGGCTGAACAGCGGAGCCGTCAGGTAATGGCGATCAGTGATCGGATGGCGAAAATAAAAGGCAAAGAAATCACGGTTAATACCTGGCTGGATCGGTACCAGAAGATCCAGGCGGAACGTCTGGCAGACGGTGAAATAAAACAGAATACCTTTAAGCAGAAACAGAAACCTGTAGCACTGATGCGTCATGCGTTGTCACAAAAACCATTACCGGCAGTCGATGCCCGCGATATTGCCGATATTCTGGAGCAATATAAGGCCAGTGGTCAGCACCGGATGGCTCAGGTTGTCCGTTCGGTATTGATTGATGTATTCAAAGAGGCACAGCATGCCGGTGAAGTTCCGCCGGGATATAACCCAGCCCTCGCAACAAAGCAACCACGGCGAAAGGTAACCCGGCAACGACTTAGCCTGGAAGAATGGCAGAAAATTTATGACATCGCCTGTAAAGACCATAAATATCTCGGGAACGCCATGTTGCTGGCTGTTGTTACCGGACAGCGCCTTGGAGATATTTCAGAAATGAAATTCCGTGATATATGGGATGACCATCTGCATGTTATCCAGCAAAAAACCGGAACACGGCTTGCTATCCCCCTCTCCCTAAGGTGTCAGGCACTCAATATCAGCCTGCGGGATGTGATTGCCGGATGCCGTGATCTGTATGTCAGCAAATATTTAGTCCACTACACACGAAACACATCACAGTCACAGCCCGGCGGCCAGGTGACAGCAAATACCCTGACCACCAACTTTAAAAAAGCCAGGGATAAAACCGATATCGATTGGGGAGAAGGTACGCCAGCAACATTTCACGAAATGCGGTCACTATCAGAGCGTTTATACCGGGAACAGGGAATTAATACCAAAAACCTGTTGGGTCATAAAAACCAACAGCAAACTGATAAATATCATGACGATCGTGGCAAAGATTGGATAAGGGTCTTGATCTGATATTTTATTGGCCCATAGTTGAATTCGTATATCTGCCTTTCAAACTGCATATCAGCTTTGTGCCAAAAGAGGACCTTTTACCCTTACATGTGTATAACCTCGTCCTCAGTCCTAAATTCTCAACGTATCGATAACTGCTCGCAGAGCAGGCGACACATTGCGATGCGGATAATATAGAAATGAGCCTTCCAGGCGTTGGCTGTAACGTTGTAAAACTCTGATGAGCGAACCCTGTTCTAAATCATCAGATACCAACTCTTCGGGAACATAAGCCAATCCCAGGCCCAGCCTGGCTGCTTTGGCCTCCATATAGCTGTCAGCGAAAATCCACTGCCCCTGCGGCCGATGGGTGATTTTTTTACCGTTATGGTGAAGTTCCCACGAGTACAGTTTCCCGTCGCCAAACTGATAAGCGATGCAGGGATGAACCGCTAAATCTGCGGGGGCTTGCGGAAAGCCATAGCGACGAAAATGATCAGGCGTGCCGACAACAGCCATCTCCATGTCAGGGGAAATACGCACAGCAACCATGCCACTACCTACTTCAGGCCCCAGGCGAACACCCGCATCAAACCTCTCGGCAATAATATCGACAAATCGGCTTTCGCTAATAAGTTCAAGTCGGATATCCGGGTAGCTCTTCTTAAACACCGCAAGCTTTGGCAGAAGCAATTTATCAATAGCATGCTGACTGGCATTGATGCGTACCGTCCCCGATGGGGACTGGCGATAATGAGCCAGCGTGTCCAGCCCCATATCTAAAGCGTCGAATCCTGCTTCAATGGTCCGGTAGAGCTTTTCACCAGCATGGGTGAGCGATAATCTGCGCGTGGTGCGTACCAGGAGCTGAACACCCAGTCGTTCTTCAAGTTCCCGTACTGAACGACTTATTCCTGATTGTGCCAGGCCAAGGCGATGTGCTGCGGCTGTAAAGCTCCCTTCCCGTACCACCTGCATGAACAGGTACAAATCGTTATAGTTTTCCCGTTTTGCCAT